CGCATTGTTGCAAAAACCGGGACGTAAGTTTGCCGAGTACGAGATGGCGCTCGACAAAGATCTGAACGTCTGCAAGTGGAATGCCCCCAACGGCTGGGTGCGCGGCATCGCCGACATCCTGATCGTTGACGACGACAACCTGACGGCGTGGGTGGGCGATTGGAAAACCGGCAACAACAAATATCCAGATCGCGATCAGCTTGTGCTGATGTCGCTCATGGTGTTTCAGCACTTCCCGCACATTCGCAAGGTCAACTCGGCACTACTCTTCATCGTGAAAGAAGACATGGTGCGCTTGCAGATGCAGCGCGAGCAGGCGCAGGCGTTCTGGACGAAGTACAGAGAAAGAACTGGGCGGCTCGAAGCGAGCTTCGAGCATGACGTTTGGAACCCAACATCATCGCCGCTCTGTCGATGGTGCCCTGTTAAAAACTGTGAATATCACCCGGAGCATTGAGATGACTCAAGTCAACGGCAAGCGCAACTACAAACACGCCTACAAGCTTCAAAAGGCGAGCGGCGAAACCAAAGATCAGATCGAGCGCCAACGCGCTCGCAGGATGTATGACAAAGAAGGAGTTGAACGAAGCGGCAAAGACATCGACCACATCAAGCCTCTGCGTGCTGGCGGTAAGAGCACAAAGGGCAACCTGAGACTGCGCAGCAAACGCAGCAACCAATCCGACAACGGACACTGAGATGGAAATCGTAGACAACAAGGCCGTGCTTATTCGCACGCGCAACCCGGAGAAGTACACAGTTATCCCGAAAAGTAAGATTGTTGATCGCTGGACAGGCGGTTATACCGTTGCGGTGTTCTGGGGTCTCGACGAGATGCGAGTGCTCAAGAACCTTGGCGTTAAGAATGCGCCGTCTCCCATACGGCGCAAGTACGCTTGGCCCGGTCGTTTCAAACCGATGGCGCATCAGATTGAGACCGCCGAATTTCTGACGCTGCATCGCCGCGCATTCGTGTTCAACGAACCCGGCACAGGCAAGACGCTGTCGGCTCTGTGGGCGGCAGACTACCTGATGAACCTCGGCAAGGTGCGACGCGTATTGGTGCTGTGCCCGCTGTCGATCATGCAAAGCGCGTGGATGGGGGACATGAACCAATCGATCATTCACCGTAGCGCAGTCATCGCACATCACGCACAAGCGCTTCGCCGCATCGAGTTGGTTCAGGGCAACTATGAATTCGTGATCATCAACTACGAAGGCTTGAATTTGATTGCCAACGAGATCGCAGCCGACGGACGGTTTGATCTGATCATTGTCGATGAAGCCAACGCGTACAAGAACCCAAGCACACAGCGCTGGAAGTCACTGGCCTCCATCATTAAGCCGGAGACGTATTTGTGGATGATGACGGGCACGCCCGCTTCGCAGTCGCCTGTCGATGCGTACGGGCTGGCGAAGCTTGTGAATCCTGAAGGCGTGCCGAAGTTCATGTCAGCATGGCGCGACAAGGTGATGAACAAGATCACGCAGTTCAAATGGGCACCAAAGTTTAACGCCAAGGAGCTAGTGCACGAAGCGCTGCAACCGGCCATCCGGTTTACCAAAGCGCAGTGTCTTGACCTGCCGCCAGTCGTGACGGTGACTCGGAACGTACCGATGTCTCCGCAACAGCTCAAGTACTACAGACTGCTGAAAGACCAGATGCTAGTGCAGGCAGCAGGCGAGACGATCACAGCGGTGAATGCCGGTGTCGCAGTCAACAAACTGCTACAGATCTCGTGCGGCGCAGCCTACACCGATGAGAAGGAGGTGGTCGAATTCGATTGCGCCCCGCGACTGAGCACGCTGATGGAAGTGCTCGACGAGACTGAACGCAAGGTCATCATCTTCGCTTTGTTTCGTTCCAGTATCGACACCATCACGCGACATCTCGACAAGCACGGCATCCAGAATGCGCAGATACACGGCGGCGTGAGTGCATCTAAGCGTGCTCGGATCATCAACGACTTCCAGACGACTGACTTGGTTAAAGTGCTGGTCATGCAACCTCAAGCCACGGCACACGGCATCACGCTAACGGCAGCGGACACGGTTGTCTTCTACGGTCCATTGATGTCTGTTGAGATGTATCTACAGTGTATCGCCCGTGCCGATCGCAAGGGACAGAACAGCGACAAGGTCACGGTCGTTCACATCCAGAGCAGTCCGATTGAAGAGCGCATGTTCCGCGCTATGGGCCGCAAGGTCGACGATCACGCACTGCTGGTCGAAATGTTCGATCAGGAGATCAAAGGCAAAAAATAAAAGGAGGCTTGCACACAACCTAAAAAGCTGTATCATAGTCAAAAGATTTACAACCCCCAGACACTTCGACAGGAGAAGAGCATGTCTGAGACACCCGATGTCCCTATGGACAAACTGGCGCGTGTGTATCGCAAGATGCAGCAGCGCATCCAAGAGCTAACCGCCGCGTACGAGTCAGAAGTCGAGGCGCTCAAAGCTCAGCAAGACACCATCAAGAACGAGTTGAAGGACCGCATGCTGGCCCTCGGTGTTAAGTCAGTAAACACCGACGCAGGCACTGTGATTCTTTCGACGAAGGTTCGCTACAACACGCAGGACTGGGACGCCTTCAAGCAGTTCGTGATTGAGCATGATGCGGTTGATCTGCTCGAGAAACGTATTGCGCAGACCAATATGGCGACCTTTCTGAAAGAAAACCCGTCTTTGATGCCGCCCGGTCTGAACAGCAACTCTGAGTTCAGCATTTCAGTTCGTAAACCCGCCCACAAGTAAGAGGAACCTATGAGCAACGTCGCTCTGTTTAATCCGTCCCAAGTCCCTGCCTTTGCTCGCAAAGGCTTGTCTGAAACCGCCAAGGCGCTCGCAGGTGGCGGTGCCAATAGCGGCAAACGCATCTCTATTAAAGGTGGTGTGTTTCGTCTGCTGAGCGGCGGCAAAGAAGTGGCATCAATTGAAGAACGCCATCTCGATGTCGTGATCGTCAAGGCCGCACCCAAAGTGAACCGCGTGTTCTACCTCAAGGCGTATGACGCAGAGGCCATCAGCGGCCCCGATTGCTGGTCAGCAGACGGTGTCAGGCCGAGTCCCGATAGCGCCAACAAGCAGTCGGCAACCTGCGAGGGTTGTCCGCAGAATATCGCCGGTTCAGGTCAAGGCAACAGTCGTGCTTGCCGTTATCAGCAGCGTCTGGCTGTGGTGCTGGCTAACCATGTGGACGGCGATATTCTTCAGTTGGTGCTGCCTGCCACGTCTATCTTCGGCAAGGCAGACGGCGACAACCGCCCGTTGCAGGAGTATGCTCGCTGGCTAGCCGCTCAGGACATCAGCCCGGAGACGGTGGTGACGCGGATGAAGTTCGACACCAAATCCGAGTCCCCCAAGTTGTTCTTCAAGGCCATGCGCTGGCTGAACGACGACGAGTACGAAACGGTTGAGCGTGCAGGCGAGTCGCCTGATGCAGAGAAGGCAGTGACTATGACCGTCGCGAAGATGGACGGTGTGCGTGCTGCGCCTGCCAAGCTCGAGGGTAAGCCGCCTGCCAAGGCGAAGGTAGCTGCGCCGGTTGAGGAAGAGGAGGCTGAAGAGCCGCCGCCTCCCCCCAAGGCAAAGAAAGCCGTTAAAGCAGCCGCGCCCGTTGAGGAAGTAGACGAGCCCGAAGTGCGCACAGCCCCTAAGCAGCCTGTAGTCGACAAGAAGTCTTCGCTGGTCGACATGGTCAGCGAGTGGGACGACGAGTAATCAACCGGGGGCTTCGGCCCCCTTTTAAGGAGCGTACTGTGTACAAACTACAGTCCAACATCCCCATCCCTCCGCGCAGCAACCCAAAAGAACGCAAGCGCAAGTATCCCTTCAAAGATATGCAAGTCGGAATGAGCTTCTTAGTACCCAAGAAAGAAGCGGCTAATAACATTGACAAGCTGATGAAACGCATTGGTCCCGCCGCACACAGTGCTGGTACATCTTTGGGTTTTAAGTTTGCTTTGCGCAGGATGTCGGACGGCGTTCGCGTCTGGCGCGTTCAATAAGGAGGTGGGGGCTACGGCCCCCTAAACTATGCCTTACAGTTCGCAGTTTATTGCTCGCGTCAAGCAGCAGCCACACGGCATGCTCGGCACACGCCTCGCACTTTGGGCGATCTATCACGACATCCCCGTTACCAAGCTATCCAAGGCGCTTGGCGCAACGCGCCAGTCTGTCTACAACTGGATGAAAGGCGGCGGCATCCTGAAGGTCTACGAAGAAAACGTGGTGCGTCTGGTGCAGTGCATGCAGAACTCCAAGACATCTGAAGAAGCATGGGGAAAGATATGTTCGGAATTCAACCTCAGAACTTGAGCAACGACGAGCTGGTCAAGTACGCACACCTGCTAGACATGGAAACAGTTCCGGAGTGGGCGCGTGCATGGATCATGGAGCTTGCCAAACGACTGGAAAACTTTGTAGACGCCGCACGCTAAAGGATAGGCATGAAACCGCTGGAATTCCTTGCGGACGTTCTGCCTTCGCCCGGACACGGCATGTACTGTTTGGCAGAACTGAGCACAAAAAGAAAAGAGCATCAATTCGTTTCCAGTCTGGAGGAGTTCAAACCACACGTTAAGCGCTGGCTTGCCGCGAACCGCAACATCTTTTTCACGCCGTGCACATACGACGAGGAGGCGATCAAGAACAAAATCAAAGGACGACGCACAAAGAACAATGCGCGTTATGTCAAAGCCATCTTCTTGGATCTGGACGGGTATGAATCGAAGAAAGCGGCTGCTGAAGCGCTGTCTGCGTTTTTGGCTAAGACAGGGCTAGATCAGTTCCCTGCGCCGCACATCATGTCGTCAGGGGGCGGGCTGCATTGCTATTGGCCGCTGACCACAGAAGCGGACATCGTGACTTGGCGACCGATAGCCGAGAACTTCAAACGCCTGTGCCGACAGGAGCAGATGAAGATCGACATGACAGTGACGGCAGACGCGGCTCGCTTCCTGCGCATCCCCGGCACTTTCAATTACAAAGCAAAATACCCAGACCCGCGCCCAGTCAAGTTGCTGCTTAAAGGTGGCGGGCCAATTGATCTAATGCATTTCGGTGCAGCGGTGCGAGGACAACTGACCGAAGCCTTCGCCCCTACGAGCAACAACTTCTTGCCTGCACAGTTGGATGGCACACGACCAACTAAAGCGAACAGTAAACGCTCGAAGCTTGCTGAAGCGATGCTCGGCAACAGCGTCACACGCTTTGAAACGATCTGGTTAAAAACAGAGCAGGGGGCAGGCTGTTTACAGCTAAAGAACTACATCGACAACGCATCTGAAGATGGCATGGAACCGATCTGGCGGGGGCTGCTGTCGTGGTCGAAGGTTTGCGAAGACGGGCATGCGTACAACGTCAAGTTGTCGGAGCTTCACCCTTACGAACCTGAACGAATGCAGCAGAAGCTGGCTGAGATCAAAGGCCCGTATCCGTGCATCAAGATGGATAGTGAGAATCCGGGGCTGTGTCCGACCTGTCCGCACTGGGGGAAGATCACCAATGCGCTGGCGTTGGGAAGAGAGATTGTGGCAAGCAACGAGGAGAAAGTCTACGAAATCCCGCTGCAGACCACGCCCGTTGATGAAGACGAAGCCGTCGAGTATCTCGAGGATGGCATCACCAGCGAGTCAGATGAAGCTGGTGTAGAGCTAAACCGTCGTACCCGCGTTGCCAAGCGCCCACCCCCGCCCAAAGGATTCTTCTACGGCAAGAACGGCGGTGTGTTTGCAGAACTCAAAGAGACCGACGCATCAGGCGTCACGATCAAAACGCAAGTGCCGGTGTTGTCCTACGACCTGTTCGTCGTCGACATGCTGCGCATCGAGGAGAAGGAACACGCTGTTCACCTGATGGCGATCAAGACCATCGGACCTGCTGACGAACCGACGCAACAGGTTGTCGAGTACACCCCTGTCATCATGCCGAGCAAGGCGGTGGTGGCAAAAGACGAGCTTCTGAAATGTCTGGCAACTCACAATATCTATGCAGACCGTGGCATTGCGATGGATCCATATCTGTACGGCTATGTCCGTGCTGCTGTTGCTGAGTCTGCGCAGATGCGTAAGGCGGTGGACGTGCCGACGCAGTTTGGTTGGCAGAAGAACGGATCGTTCGTGTACAACAACCGGATCTTCAGACCTGATGGCAGCGAGATCGCCGTGCCGATGCCGGGGCTGGAGAATCTGAACCGCGACACGACCTCCAAGGGCACGCTCGAGGAGTGGCGCAAGCCGTGGGAACTGTTGGTCGCTCGCAAGATGCACACGATGCTCGCCATGTGTGTCGACTCGTTTGGCTCGACGCTGATGCACTTCTCAGAGTACGAAGGGTTTGTCTGGCACATCGGCTCGACTGAGTCAGGCACCGGCAAGTCGCTCACGCTCAGCCTGAAAGCTGGCGTGTGGGGTCACCCGCTACGCTACCGCACCGGCAAGGGCACGTCTCTTGTTGCGCTGCAACAGCGTGCTGGTCTGCTCAACAGTCTGCCGCTCCTGATCGACGAGATCACGACCAAAGCTCGCAGCGACTCGGAGTGGGCGTCCGCGTTCATCTTCGACACAGCGGAGGGCAAAGGCAAGGAGCGGATGGAGTCGGGTACGAATAAGGAGCGCATCAACAACTCGACTTGGTCGCTGACCGCAACCACGACCGCCAACGTGCACATGATCGACGTGCTGCTCGGCACAGGAGAACACGCTGCGCAGGGCGAGATGATGCGTCTGCTCGAGTGGAACCCGTCCGAGGAGCTTATCTTCAACGATGTCGAACGCACACAGCTAAAACTGCTGCGTCGCAATTATGGCGTGGCGGGCGAGGCATGGATACGGTGGCTGGTGGTCAACCAAGCAACGGCTCGGAAAGTCTGGCTCGAGACCCACGAAATGCTGCGGAAGAGTCTGAAGTTTACAGATGAGGAGCGGTACTGGCATGCAGGGTGTACATCAGATGTCGCGGCTGCGATCCTGCTTGGCCCCAACTACGCAGACATTCTCGCAGTGCCTGTCGAAGGCGTGATCGGTGCGCTGAATGAGATGGTGGTGCGGTCGCGGTTGGTGTATGCCAAGGCGCGGCGCTCTGCCGAGGATGTGTTGAACACCTACACCCGCACCTTCTATGGCAAGTTCGTTGTTATTCGTCGCGATGAAGAC